GTGAGCACCATTGCGCCGCCGACGTCGATGCCTTCGACCTTGTAGGTGCGCCGGCCCTCGCGCACGGCCTGGGCCGCGAGCAAGGCCTTGTCGCGCACCATGGCCAGCGCCGCCGCGGCAACCGCCGAGGTGATGCAGGCCTTGATGGCAACCATGTCGGCGTCGGCGCCGGCGCGGGCATCGGCCGTGCGGTTGATGACGCCCACGTTGACGCTGAAGGTGCGGCCCTCGGCCTGGCCGGGCTTGTCGCGCAGGTCGTCTGCCTCGTCTTCGACGAACACCACACGGTCACCGCCCGACAGGTCGGCCGGATTGGTGGGGTTGTCGCGTACCACGACGCCTTCTGGCTCGAGCTGCAACCGCAGCGCGGCCACGATGGCGGCGGAGAACTGGAAGGGCACGGACTGGCTCATGCGAATGTGCTCACGGTGCTGCAATCAGCTTGAGTTGGGCGCGGGCCTCTTGCCCGTCGTTGACGAGCTCGACGTCCTGCACGCTGTAGGCCCCGGCGTAGAGGCTCAGGCCCGGGTCAGAGCCCACGATCACACTGATCGTGATCTCGTCACCAGGCCGCACATCGGGGCCGGCCGCATAGGCGATGGTGCGCAGCGGCGCCCGGCCGTGGCCATCGAAGACCTCGCGGTCAGCCAGGCCGGGCAGGGCGTGGAAGCTGTTGTCATCAGTCAGCAGGCGCGAGCGCACGCAGAGCACCACCAGGCCGTCGGCCGGGTCGAAGAAGGCATCGAGGTCGGACGGCATGGCGTTGGTGCGTGGTGGTCAGGCGGCGGGCTCAGGCGCTGGGCTCAGGCTCTGGCGGCGATCAGACCGTGACCTTGATGACGGCGCGCGGGCGGGTCAGGATGTGCATCGGGTTGCTTTGCATCTCGATGTCCCAGCCCTTGCCATTGCGCATCTCGATGCCCTTGGCGTAGATCGGCAGGCCGATGGTGTTGACGGTCTCGTTGTAGTCGGCCGGCGCGAATCGGCCGATCAGCAGGCCAGGCACGCCGCGCGGCACGATGTAGGCGTCGTTGGTGCCGATCATCTCGGCGCCGTTGGCCTTGCCGCGGTACTTGTGCCAGGTGACGCCGCCGAAGTCGATGGCGTCGGTGGTGGCGCCGCGCAGTTGCGCCGCCTGGGCCTGGTTCAGGTAGGTTTCCTTGACCGTCTTGTGCGTGATCAGCGACTGCCAGAAAGTGCGACCGCACCAGGCATCGGCGCCGGTGTACATGACACCGCCCAGCTCGTCGTCGATCATGTTCATCGCTTCGTCGCACTTGGCGCGCACCTCGGTGGTGGCGCTGTCGAGCACGAAGTCGAGCGTCTGCTGCGACACGCCGAACTCGGTGAAGAAGTTGTAGAGCACGGTCGAGCCGTCGGCGTCGTACACGATGCCCTGCAGGGCGCCCACGCGCTGGTATTCGAGCGTGTAGTCCAGGCGCTGCATGCCCAGGCGCATCACCTCGTTCAGGCGCGTCTGCAGCGGGCTGGCCTCGTTGACAGTACCGAAGGCGCGCACGCCCTGGACCTCATCGGCCAGGATGGCGTCATTGAGCGGCAGGTGCGGGATGATGAACGGGCGCAGGTTGCGGCCGACACGACCGATCGGGCCGCCGACCGAGCCGCGCGCCTTGGCAGCCACGAGCGACAGGGTGGCGCCCTGCTTCTCGATGTGCACGGTGGTGGTGGCCACGCCCGAGTACTCGAACAGGCCGGAATCGCCCAGCTGGCTGGGCAGGTGGGGCAGCTCGTTGATGGCTGCCGTCAGGGTCTGGAGGCTGAAGTCCATGGTCTTCGATCCTTGGTGGATTGGGGGATGTGCGGGGTGTCGCTTGCGGCGAGCTGGTGGCGGCGCTGAGTGATCAGCGGGCCACGATGCCCAGGGCGGCGAGCTCGACGAGGGCGGGCGCCTTTTCGCCGGTCAGCACCGAGCCGGCCCAGACGAGGCGCTCCGAGAAGACCTCGGCGTAGCGGCGCACGATGGTGGCCTTCTTGTCGCCGCCGCTGGCGTCGCAGTCGGCGAACAGCACACCGGCTGCCGTCTGCGAGCCGTCGGTGGCGTCGTTGTCGTACACGGTGTACTTGCCGCTGGCCGTGATGATGCCGAGCACGGTGCCGGCCTTGAGCGAGCCGGCGGCGGTGGCGATGGTGACTTCTTCGCGGCTGATGTAGCCGTTGCCTTCGGACATGAGGAAGGCGCCCGGGCCGAGGGTTTCGGTGGTGACTGCCATGGTGATGGACTCCGAGAGTTGTGGTGCGAGTTGCGGGATGGGTCGGGAGCGAGCCGGGCGCCGATCAGGCGGTGGCGGCCTGCTTGTTCAGGCCGGCGTAGGCCTTGACCGCGTTGGGCACCGGCTTGGCGGGCGCAGCACCGTCGCCGGCATCACCCTGATGCGGCGCGGGGGCGACGCCCCTGGGGGCATCGGCAAAGTGCGCGGCGGCAGCGCCTGCGGTGGCGGTGCGCACGGCCGAGAGCACGGCCACGGCGGCTTCGGGGCCGGTGGTCTTGCCGTCGAAGGCGAGCTTGTCGATCAGCGCCTCGTGGCCAGGCAGCGACTGGGCGCGCACGGCGGTGATGCGCTCGCGCTCGGCGGTGGCGCCGGCAGCCAGGCCGGCGGCGTGGGCCGTGGCGCGGATCTGCTCGACGAGGGCGGGGTGGGCGGCGGCCAGGGCTTCAGCCGTGGTGATGCCGCCCGCTTGGGTGTTGTCAGGCGTGGGCATGACGTCTCCGGTGGGGGTGGGTGAATCGCCTTCGGCGGCAAGCGCAACCGGCTCGCTGCTGGGGGCCGTGGAATCGCCTGACGCAGGCACACCGGCCGCGGCAGTCGTTGAGGGGGTGATCGGGTCGGCGCCGGCAGCGCTGGCAGCCGGTGCGGTGTAGGTGGCAGCCGCCACCATCGTGCGGCGGCGCTTGCCGGCCTGGGGCCGCGCCTGGCCGGGCAGGGTGGTGACGCTGGCGGGCTTGCTGGCCAGGGCCTGCACGAGTTGTTCGAGGCTGGCGACACCGTCGACCAGGCCGGCCGACACGGCTTGTTCGCCGATGAAGATGCGGCCATCGGCCATGTCGGCCAGCACCTTGTCGACACTGGCGCCGCGCATCTGCGCCGTCCAGTCGACGAACAGCGAATAGAGGTAGTCGACCTGGGCCTGCTTGTATTCGAGCGTCTTGGGGTCGAGCGGGCCATCGCCTGCAGCCTTGTAGCGGCCGGCGGCGATGATGGTGCGCTTGATGCCCTGCGCCGCCTGGGCCATCGACACGTCGACATGCTCGGTGCGCACACCGATCGAGCCGACGTTGACCATGGGCCCGCTGATGTAGATGGCCGGCGCGGCGCTGCCGACCCAGTAGCCGGCGCTGGCCAGCATGCCGTCGCTGTAGGTGATGGCGGGCTTGGCATCGGCGAACGCCTTCCAGGCCTGGGCTGCTTCGGCGATGCCGAGCACGTTGCCGCCGGGCGTGTCGCCGTACAGGATGCCGGCCTTGACCTTGGGGTCAGCCGCCGCGGCCTGGATGTCTTGCCGCAGCAGCTGGGCCGAGGTGCCGCCGCTGATCTGCATCATCAGGTTGGCCTTGGGCGCCATGACGCCCTGCATGCCGATGATGGCCACACCGTCTTGCACGGTGTAGGGCTGGCGTTCGCCGCCGGCCAGCGGGCGGCCGATGCGCGCCTCGACTGCCTTGATGTCGATCTTCTCGCCGCGCATGTGCGTGTCGTAGATCGAGCGGATCTCGTCGTGCATGTCCGACGTGATGGCCCAGTAGCCCTGCACCAGGTCGGCCAGGCGCATGGGCCCACCCATCACGGCCGGGTCCAGAAACGACGAACCCCGCACAGTGGCGGGGTTCTGGGGGGCGGCAGCGTCTGCGGCGGCCGATTGCGGGGTGTTGCTCATGGGGTAGACGCCTGGGTGAAGAATTTCCAGAAATGCGCCAGGGCTGACCAGCCGCCGATGGCGTAGACAAGGACAGCGATGGACACAACGAAGACCACCCGCTTGCCCAACCCGGTGATGCCGTCGATGACGATGCGCCCGCTGGCCTGGGTGGCGCTGCGACGCAAGGCGGTGGCGGCGTGAGCGGCCAGCACGTCGAACGTGCGCTGGTCCATCACGGCCTGCTGCAGCCCGACCGTGACCCCCTCGGCAATGGCATCGCGCACGGCGCCGTTGCGCAGAGCGTCGCTGACGCCCACGGCGACCGAGCGCGCAATGTCGTGCTTGATGCGCTCGACATGGGCGGGCTCGAGATCGCCCCAGTTGCTGTCGGAGATCTTTTCGGGGCCGTTCATGGGGGGCGGTCTCGTCAGGTCAGGGGTGGTGGTGAAGGCGGCGAGGGTGGACACGATCAGCTGCGCGCCAGGTAGCCACCGCTGCTGTCCAGCGTGATCACGCGCTCGCCGGCCGGCACGGTGATGGCCGCAGAGCCTGGCGCGGTGTAGGCCTTGCCCGGGTCCATCTGGATGGAGCCCGAGGTCGGCGCAATGATGGTGGATCCGTCGAGCCGGTACAGGCGCCCGCCGGTGATGCGCACTGGTGCCGAGTTGACGTTGTCGAGCAGGATGTTGGCCTTGGTCTGATCGATCGGGTATTCGGCGGTGTCGGTGGACACCATGGCGCCGAAAAACTGGCTGGCGATGCCGGTGGACGTGGTCAGGTAGTGCTGCATCCACGCATAGATGCGAGGCGCGGGCAGCACTCCGTCGGGGTCGTTGATGTCGATGTGGATGCTGCCGGCATCGGCGGTGAGCTCGGTGACGGTCGACCCGTCGATGCCGTTGGCGGCGTACACCGCATCGGGCGTCTGGGTGGTGAGGAACTGCAGCCCGGTGGACGTGAGCACGCCGGTCACTTCGAGCGGCAACGAGTCAGCATGGTCAGCCCGCAGGCGGATCGTCTTGTCGCTGGCCCACGTGACACGGTGGCTCAGGCCCGAGCCCGTCAGCACCGTGTTGAGCAGCTCGGCCGACCCCGTGACGTCGTACAGCTGCACGCGCGAGCCGCTGGCGAGGTTGGGCGCGGTGATCTTGACGTGCACGCCAGCCGAGTCGGTGAACACGCCGGCCACGTCGGCGGTGCCGGTCAGGGTGACGGCGCCCGTGGTGCTGAAGTTGCCCGTGACGGTGACACCGGTGTCGACCGTGATGTTGTAGGTGGTGGCGAACGATGCGCCGCCATCGCTGGTGAGGATGTGCTTGGCCTGGCCGATGTTGGCGGTCTGGCACAAGTCGGCCATGCACGCCTCGTACACCTGGCGCGCGGTCGCGTTGCCGCTCACGGTGATGGTCGACGTGCC